CGTGTCATACCAACTGCCAAAGCGAAGCGGACACAATTCGGACACGATGTATTGATAGAAATAGTCTATACCAAATTTATTGGTCCCGCTTGTGTTGATGGAGTTATAATCTTTTACCATTCCGGCTGCCGCAAGCTTGTATGTCGCAGATGTACGGTCTGTGCTAAATCCCAAAACTTGGTTTGTGCTATTACCATATCTTTGACCAAATGTACCATCTCTGAATATAGGGGTAACTTTATCAAAGTTTGCAGTAATAAAGGTGGAGTTAAAATGATCTGATATTGTTAAACTATTGCCGCCGGTAACATTCTTTAATGCAACCGATTCCTTTAGAACATAAAAATCACCAGTGGTTGCTGTAAATCCGATACCATCGTAGTCTAGTAATAACGCCACCGAATTTACGTAACTATTATCATAATTAAACTTTAACTTAAAGGTATTTATATCAACAACCTCTACGGTAAAAAATTGATTGTTAATTAAATTTTGCCACTCAACGGTATCCGAGCCGGTTACCATTACTTGTTGACCGGTTGTGTAACCGTGTGTTGCAATTGTAAATACAGCTTGTATAGCGCGTGTAATTGCAGTAATATTTTTAGCAACAACATTATTTGACGTGAACCCTTGAACAATGTTGTACTGATTACCGTTAATATCAGAGACGCCGCAGTTTTGCCCGTTGTGCGTGGTTTTTGCAAAATTACTGCCGCTTCCATTTTTCCGTGCTGCATTTTGTAAGCTCCAGTATCCGTCATCACAATTTGTAAACGTAACCGTTGCATCGTCAATATCCGTTGTATAATTGTTGTTGCCCTTAGGATAATTTTTTGCACCTGTTACATCGTACCATGCGCAATAAGCGGTTGAAGTTGCCGCTTGTCCGTGAGCTAAACTTAAAAGAGCAATTGCCTCGGTTATGAATATGCTTGTTACTGCAAAGTCGTTCCCGCGTGATTTGACTGCTGCCCATGCGCCACCATAAATGTCCGCGGGGCTTTGTCCATTACTCTTACAGTTGCTAAACGAGCCAGCGTAATTATTACTTGCATTTCTTAAAGTTGTGACTGCCGAAGAAATTGGGTTGCCGTTTTTTATAGAACTGAGAATTCCGGAAGTGTTGTAAACAAAATTTGTTAAAGATGGATTATATTTGTCCCAAAAGAATCCTTTCTTCTCAACTCCACCATCTATGAAAGAACGATATAGAACATAACCATCTGTAGTTGCGGCATCGCTGGAATAGCCATAGTTCTTAAAAGATTTGATTGTTACGTTGTTATTAATATCGTATTTGAATACGAAAGCGGGTATCCAACACATTACTGATCCATCAATAGTGCAAACATAATTCCCGTAGTTGTCATCCGCTCTGTTTGTATAGCCGGTCTTACCAATTATGTAAGCCGGTAATAGTTCACTCGGGCAAATACCTACTCCAAAACCAAGATCACCAGCTATACCAATATCGTTCACCTCAAGTGATAAAATTTGATTCTTCATATCGCTAAACTCGATTCTAAAAGTTTCATCCGGTGTATTTCTATCGAGAGCAAAACTATCATCAGTCTTTAATGATGTTGTTTTTGTCTGATCTTTTATCCGTGCCATGATTATTATTCCTTAAATTTTATTATTAAAGTATCCCACCAGCCGATTCGCTTCATTATTAACGCGTTGAGATCAATGCTATAATTTATTCCAGCATCTAGATTGCGATATAAATTCAGTATTGCATTCAAATCATTTGTGCTCAGTAATTCTGCTGTTAAATACTGTTCTTTAGTTTGAGCCCCGGTTATCAAAACAGAATATTCAATTGCTGAATTCATTATTATATGATGTGCTATATCGGCTGTTATTGAAAAACTATCTGTAATTATCGAGTCAATCAACCGATGCAATTGAGCAGTACTATTCAGATCGTAAAATGTTTTAACGCCATTATCGGGAACAAAGAAAATAAACTCGCCAAGATGATTTGTAATTTGAGCACCAGTATGATTTGTAAAAATGAAAGCGGGATCCCGCCCAAAGTCATTCATCTTTATTTCTTTTGTCTGAGATCCATCCAAAAAATATGTGAATGCAATTGAAGCATTTGAATAATCCTCACGTGTTAAAAATGCCTGCTTAGTAAAAATATATGCAATATTAGAATTGAGTAGTTTATCAACCGCACCGCTGTATTCAAACTGAATCGCAGTCAGCAAGTGATCAGTAATAATAATTCCAAGATGATTTGTAAAATCAACTAACATTTTTAATCAACCGTAAACACTAAACTATTAACTTCAAATACCGGTCTATCTCCGGTTGTGTAAGTTTTGCTCGTTCCCAATATGCCGTATGCGTACATATTCCCGGCGACTAGTGCATCGAACAAAGCCACATATGTAATTATGTTTGTGCCGGATGTCGCAGTTGGGAAACGGACTTCTATATTGTTCTTAATTGTTGCGCTCCCATCGGCGGCGGCGGAAGTAAAATTTGTTTTGTTATTCGCGAAGGCCTGGCGCGCATAAGCGCTGTAATTGGCTTCAGACACAACACCCGCTTCTGTCGGCGCTGCTGTAAGCAATGCAATGTAATAAGTTGCCGGTGGTATGAAATCAACTGCACCAAACATTTTGTCATTTACTTTTATCTCTGCAAAGTTTGAAAGTGACATGATTATTCTCCTCTATGGTAAATTAAATAATTGTTGTTTTAGATCAGTCAACGTGATCACAACGAATTTCTTTTTCCCACCCACAATTTGAACTTGTATAATAGTTAACGGTATTGGGTTCGTTATTTTTATCAATGCAACTTTTTTTTGATTTATCATGGCAGTGCCGCAAGTTGTGCTTTGAGTGATATTAATGATATAAATTCAAATTGCTTCGCTGAATTGATTTGAACAATATCTCCAACGCCACCATTTGCAGCATCCACATATTGGAAACGCACGGCGGTCTGTGGAAGTATAAATCCATCAAAATCATTTTTCACATCGCCGATTAATTTACAGTAGCCCCATTTAGGTGTTGTTCTATCGTTCGCATCAAGCGGATTCTGACTTTCAATATCATAAAAAAGAATTCCCGCACTTAGTTCAGATGTATCGCCAGGAAGATAATCAAACTCGAATGTGCTCTCATCTTTCGCTGAATTATATGTACAACGAACTTGCGAAGCAGAGGAACTCTTCTCAATCAAACGATCGCTCGTAATATTCTTATCCCGCTTGAAAGTAATATAATTGAGACGATTAGAATAATTACCTTTAACCGGTTTCAAGATGATGGTCCCGCTGTCTTCCCTAAAAATTTCTATATTCTCTTTCGCCGCTTTCATACTTCATCCCTTCATTAAAAAACTTCTCTATGCTCTACCAGCTCACCGAGAAGTCTCAGTTCTATTAATTCTTTCCCGAGATATTCTTCGCTGATGATCTTTGCATTTTCTTTTTCTTCCGTGTACTCGGCAGTTTTGTTATCCAACCCGGAATAAAACTTTCCGGTGTTAAGATTGTAGATGAAATAATTTTTCGTTTCCATGTCGTTATCCTTTTATTTTTTTATGCACTTACTACCGGAACTATTTTTACATAATCCAAAGAAATTATTTTTAAAAGAACTGCATCTTTATATGTGCTATTTTCTAAATGGAACGGTTTGAACTCTACTAATTTGAAGTGCACTCCCCATCCGTTCGAATCTCTATAAGCATCTCCATTGTTATGTCTGTAATAATAAAACCAATTGTCATTCCATAAAAGATTCTGCAAAGTATTTGCTAGATTATATTGCTGCAATATCGTCCCGGCTTTGTATATATAGTAAATCAGTTCAATCTCCCACCGCGCACCTTTACGGACAATCGAACGATAACCATTAATAATTGACGAATGCTCAATATATTCCCAAACCGGTTCATCCTTTTGCACAACGCAGTTTGTTAAGTTGACCTGCGTTGTACCGCTTACAATTATTATCGGAGAAGTATTACCATATATTCCAAAACTCGCCATAAAAATTCCTAACTATAAGTCTCTTGTATAATTCTTGAAGTTGATCTTTCTAAATCTATAAAATGCTCTACAACTGTTTTAACTATTGGAGAAAACGGTGTGATAATATTTTCCTCAGAACAATTCCGCGTCTGTTCTCTGTAGCCGTAATAAAGTGGATTCCAAGCGTCCGAACTTTCCGAGTATGTACCCACCGAATTTCTGAACAATTTTACTTTATATGGAAACTGAACGTAGGATAAATCTAAATTCAACCGTGTGTAACAATAAACATCCACGTAATGGTTGAGCATGCTAACCGCATCAGAATAATAAATCTCTAAGTTGTTTAGTATTCGTAATTCACTTCCCACGCCTAAACTTTTCACTACATTATCGAGTGGTGCAGAACCATATTGCAGATAATCTTCTGTATATGAACAGCCAATTGAAACAGCAGTTGAGACCGGTTTTAATATCCGTTTAGAATAAGCTAATTTATTATTGTCTGTTATTGTATAAAGTTCGTCAGGCAAATATATTTTGAAAGTGTTAACATCGGCAGCAATTAAAACGAAGCCGAGCATTGAAAAAACTTCTGAAACAAACTTGAAAAGAGTTATTTTATTTTTTATATATTCTTTTGTCGGATCATCAATTACTGAAACTAAATCTCGGCGGCGTTGATTAACCGCCCAAAAACCATAAGTGTAATCCATGAATAAGTGCTCATACTTTACGTAAACTCCGCCGAAAAAATCGTTTTGCGCTGTAACGCCTTCGTAAAAATATGTAACACCAAGAATATTTGAGCAATCCAGCACTAATCCGGCTTTATAAAAACAACATTTTAATGCCCACAATATTCCAACTACACTAGAATAATATCCCCCAAATGAGTAATCATACCATTGAGGTAAACCCAACCACGAAGCGCCGTCACCGGTTGTGATTATTCCGTTCAAAGTATTATAGTCTAATTTGTAGTCTAGCAATTTCCCCAAAGAACTTCTTACTTTAACATCAAATGAAAAAGTTTCGTAATTGTATTCTGCTGTTTCTACATTACCGTGAAATAAAAAAGTAGAACCATCATAAACTCTAAACTCATCAACAATATCAATTGCTAATGAGAAAACATCCTTTATTGCTTTCGATACTTTAAGATTCCAAATTTCGCTTCGTAAAGTATAATCTTTATTCCTTGCTATATAGGGTACTTCGCCTGTGCCGGGAAGAACATAATAAGAAACATCGTACCACGTTCCGTAATATTTATATTCTACTCTAAAAGCCACTTTTTACATTCCCCCTATTTAGTCTTACCTGCGAAGGATTGACAGAACCCTTTGTAAATTTTACCGCATCGGTATCTGCATTAATAATTATCGGTTGTTCACTCCTCGAGGCCAATGCTATGTTAGTAGACCTTATAGCACTTCTAATTCCACGCAACTCTCCTAATAATGCTTTATTATCCATCTCCGCCATAGCACGCTGTTGTGGTGTGCGCACACGGAGATCCTCGCCGCTCTGCACCATTACCGGGTAGCTGTCATTCGGGTAACCGTTTGGGACCATGTAAGACCCTGTGCCGCCCGCGAATGCCGGAAGACGTGCACCATTAAAAACCGTTCCGCCTGCCGCCTCGTTTATTACTGTTCCGCCTTCTTTCAACCCAAGCCAACCAACAGTTGCCGCTTCTATCGCAGCCATGATCGCCTTAAATATTAATGCCTGTACAGCCATCTCCGCTAATTGTAATGCCAAATTTTTGAATACATCGCCTAAATTATCACCCGCCATTATCCCTTGAGCGAATCCGCTTGCAATTGTATTTGCGAAACTTTTCATATCTTGTTGTGATGTTTTGAATTCATCGTCAATATCCTTCAACGTTTTTAAAAATGGATCTGCATCCTTAGAAGCAGATTCGCCTAATATTTTAACCCCTATTTTACCAGCTTTATACGGAAGTCCTTTAACCCCTAATGGATTAACTGCCGTGTCCGGGTGTTCATACTTATATATTTCTGCCAAGAGTTGAGCTTGTTTTTCTAAAAGAATATTTATCTTTACTTCTTTTTCTTCTTTTGTACCGGTTATTAAATTTGTATTTGTTAATAATCTATTTACTTCTGCTAATTCTGTTTTCTGTTTATCAAATGATTCAAAAAAACCACCAGTTGTTTCTTTTGGTGCTGTTATCAATTTTTGAAGTCTTGCAATTTCTTTCCAGCTTTCGGCGAGTTCTTTTGAATTAATCGCCATTGATTTTTGTTTTGTGGTGATTATGGCAATTTTTGTTTCAACATCAGAAACGAGTTGCAAATATTTTTGTGTCTCAATATTATTTGCTTTTTGTTCGGCTCTGCTTTGTAAAAATCCGCTAAGATTAGCCGTGCCTGGTGCAGAAGAAGGTTTGTTGCTTCCATAACTTTGACCAAAACCCGTGTTGATATTCGCTGCTTCACGATTTGCTTTAATTGCTTTAGTATTGTCATTGATATAAGCAGTTAATGCAATTACAGCAGCCCCAACGGCAAGGATAGCTCCGGCTGTGCCTAACATTCCTAAAACAACTCGTGAGTTTGCAACCTTGGCTACTGTATTCGCTTCAACGGCTGCTGTTTCAGTTCCAACTGCTGCTGCCGACATTAAAGTCGCTGATGTGAATAATTTCTTCGCCGTATAAACTTGAACGAGCAAAGGGATCATTTGTAAAAGTGTTCCACCGATTGCTATTGTCCCGGTAATAAATCCTTTTATACTACTTCCGCTTTCATCAAACTTTTTGAGAAGCGGAACTAATCCACCAAGAATAAAATTGCCCAGCTTTAATCTTGCTTCATCAACCGATACACCCGCAGCGTCAATTAAATCTTTTTCATCTTTTTGTTTTTTCTTAACATCATCAAGAGTGATACCGAGAGACATGATGGTTGCTTTGAGCATTATTGTTTTTTGCGTTTCAGCATCTAATTTTTCTAAACTGCCGCCATGTTCTTTTACTAAACTTTTGAGATTCTCTTCATAGACTTTCGTCTCAATACCGATCTCTTTTAAACCACGCCCCATGCCTTCGGAAGCATTTACAATTTTGTTAAAATTTTCTTCAACCGAACCGCCGTAAGAATCGGCTCTGTCTTCCGCGAAAGAGAAGGCGATCGCTTGATCTTCCATTGACATTTTTAGATCAGTGGCTCTATTTGATAATTTAATCAGCCCGCCGTCGCTAACTGTCCCGGCAACAGCTTGTCGGAATAATTCTAAATCCTCAGCATTGCCTTTGAAGTTAGAACGTAAAACATTCAGATCGGCAGCGGCAGTCACCGATTGACCGATTAACTGCTTCATCTGGGAGACAAAATCTCTGACCGCCATAACAACCGATTGGACGCCTGTAGCTATCATTCCCCACTTGCTGGCATTGTTTACAACATCGTCTTGATTTTTCTTCATCCCGGAAAGAGAACTATTCACAGAATCAAGAGCGGCTTTTGTTTTCTGAATTGTGGAAACATCGGCGTTCATCTTTATCTGCTTTTCAAACTTTGCTTGCAGATCGTTACGCCACTTTTCGGCTTCACTGAATTTCATTTTGAGAACAGAACTATCAACACTCATTTTTATTTTTGAGAGTTGAGCGTTCATATCATCAACGGCTTTTTTCGAGGATGATTTCGCTTTTTCGTAATCTTGCTTTAGCTTACTATCATCCGCCCGAACATCAATAGACGCACTACCTATTTTTACATCGTCTGCCATTTATTAATTCCATTGTTCCGGGAATAACATTCTATGTTCTGCTTCAAGTTCTGTTTGTTTTTCTTCAGTTGTCAAATATTGAAACTCACCGCCGAGAATTAAATTCGCTTTATTGATACATTGATTAACCGCTTCTCTATACTGTGAAATTGGCAAGTTCTCCACCTCATCATGTTTATAACTCGTACTCGTTACTATGAGCCAGCTTGAGACTTCTCTGCTGATTCGCTTTCCGGTTCCGGTATCACTTTTTTTTTTGTGTCTATTCCTTCAAGCAGATAAGTCTCGGAGACTAATTCATCTAATTCACTTATAGATAAACTCAGAATCAAATATTCATAACTGATAATTCTTTTCAATCGTCGTTTCTCAAATATTTGATACCACTTCAAGTTTTCAATATTCGGTCTTAGTGAAGCCATGAGGATCTGCACGCCAACAAAGATATTTATGTTCGCTATTCCATCCTTCTGAGAATTCTTTAAGAAGTCGGCTAAGTCCAAAACGTCCTTAGCCCTTCTCTCGTACAGCGTTAATTCTTTCCCGGCGATATTTACTTTTTTAGTATTCATATTTATCCGCCTCTGGCGTGATTATTAAGAATAAAGTGTTTCTGTTACGGCTCCGGTGAACGTCATTGTCTCTGTAATTTTAATGTCGCCATTCACTTCACTCGAAATTGATTTCTTGGTGATTATCGCATTACCGCTCAAACCTCTTGCTGTTATACCACCGATTCTGAATACAAGCACAACGGCTGATTGAACTGCCATTGTATTGCCCAATAATGCTTCAGTAACTGCGCCTTGCCAGGTTCCGGCAATTGTAACTTTCTGAGCGGCTTTAACTTCACCCTGTAACTTTTTACTCTCCGGGCGGAACGAACCTGCGGCAGTAATGCCGGCTGCAAATGTTAAAGTTGCGGCTTGTGCTGTACCGAGTACAGGATCTGCAACAGTGTCTTTCATCCATAAATCCATTGATGTCTTTCTCTCCGCATATGCAGTTAATATTTCTTTCGCTGTTGCTGCCGTTGCTGTATCAGTAACATCAACCTCATCAAAAGAAACATCATAATTTATTGAGGTTACATTGAAAGTGAGTGCATTGAAAAGAAGTGTGGAAGCTCCGCCGATCTGCTTAACAGAAGCTCCATTACGCAGCGTGCGTGCCACTTGCAATGTTCTTGTCGCTCTGCTGGTCAACGTCTCTTTACCATCACCGGCTGAGAGATTATCAGTTACGTCAATGACATCATAATTCTCGTCATAATTTTGAGAGACCAACGGAACGGCAACTCCGCCGAAGGTCATGCTCATTAGTTTACCAAGTACCTTTGCCATTTTACTAATTCCTTATAAGGTTTATAATTTTTATAAGGTCTTAGTGCTTAAGTACCTGATTTACTTTTTTACTTTATTTGAATAATTCTAAAGCTTCCTTCTCAACTTCAATGAACGATACTTTATCAGTCCAATATTTCACTTCAAATATTCTACCGTTTTTCTCTATTGTAATTTCGGCGGTCGAATATCCTGAATGCAAAGGAAATCCCAAATCTGCTGTAGTTCTTGTATCTATCCAATTTATAGTTATGCTTTTGACAAAAACCTTCAATTCCCTCTTTGATTTCGAATTCTCTATTTTATCAAATTGGATAATCCTTTTATCCGCAATTTTTATAACGATTTCGCCATTGCCGCTTTTTGGAAAAAGATCTAAAAGTTTTAAGTTTCTTAAAATTGTTCTTATTTCAGTTTTCATTTTAATCCTCGATTTTAAGTTGTTCTTTTCTCTCGAATAGAATGATTTGATTATTTACAATTTTTATTATGATCTCACCATATCCGCTTGAAGGATAAACCTTCAAGAGTTTCAAAAGTGCAATCAATTTTTCTTTTAATTCTTTCATCATTTTTTCTGTAATTGAATTTTAACATCAACTGAAGATTGCCATGTGTCATTAAAAGTTCTCATCTCTCTTGGCGGTGAAAGTATAAAAACTTCCAGAACGTAATAGTCTGTTAAAGATAAACTCGCTTCGCATTTATGAAATTGTACATGAAATCTATTTACAAGAGCAGTCAAATCAGCGCTGCTCAAATCATCATCATAAAAAGTCGCTTGCATTATTAATTCGGGAAATTCTGTCCCGGTGTCTCTATCTGTGTTGCCGCTAACAAACTGAAAAACTCCGTAAGGATATATCACGTCTTTATCATCGTTCGGGTTCTCTACATAAAAGAACTGATCAGCAATCGCTGTTTTAAAATCATTCGTTGCACCGAGCAACCTGGCAACTACCGCCGCTTTTAATTGATCGAGTTTCATGCTGCTTTTGCCTTTGCAAATATTTTTAAGATCATATCTTTGTTCTCATACACAGCCGGTCTCATATACGGGCGTGCCGGAATTTGAACACTCTTCAATAGAACGAACATTATATCAAATCTTTGGTTCTTACCTTTCTCTTTTTTACGGACCAACAGCGGCGGACCGTTCTTACGTTTGATCATTTCCAAATCTTTCATGTCTCTCGCAGATCCGCCATTGCGGACTAACTTCTTAGCGTCCGGATGAATAGGAACAGTAAGCGCACCGGCTTTATCCGGCTTTATCATTCCGCCTAATTCTTGTATCGCTGCGTAAACTGTATTAACAGAACAGCGGACAAAACTTTTACCTTCATAAACTTTGAACGTTCTTGAATTCACCATATTCCCGGTATCAATGAGACCTTGTTTTTTTATGTTCTTTGCAATTTCGCCATCCACAAACGCACCAACCAACTGCAAGCCCGCAATCTTTTTTTTCTGTGCATAGTCAAAGAATTTTTTATCGTCAAACTGTATGCTCACTGCTTCACCTCGGGATCTAACATTGCAAATAATTCTCTCTGTCTCTCAAGATAACGGTAAGATTTTTGAATATATAAATGAGCACGAAGACTATTTAACGTTGTGTTTATCGTAACTTTAATAGCTTTCACAAATGTTCTATAAGCTAATCTCCAATGCGATTTAAGTTGTTGATTCATCATTTCACCAAAAAGTATAGAAGCATCGCTCCTATGGTTGTCCAAAAAGTTATCTGCTTGTAAAAAGGAAGTTCAACAGTTACGGTTTTTGTTTCCGTGATCGTCTGCAGCTCACGAATAATTTTTTCCTTGATGTCAAACTTTACTTCAAAATAATTTAGCGGCGGAAAGAAATAAGAAACGTTTACCTTGCTCGAATCTTTCTGCAAAGTAGTGTCAGCTTTTGCAACGAATACTTTCGAGCTGTCAACGAATACAGTATCAATCTTCGCTAATAGTTTTGTAATGTAAATTGTCTTAGGAATTTTAACAGTATCTCTGTGCATAACCGTATCGCGCTGAATAACAGTATCAACAACTCTCACCGGATCCGGAGGAAAGAAAATCATCTTTACCGCTAAACCGATAATAATTAGGATCGCTAATCCGAGAGCAATATTTAAAATCTCATTCGCTTTCATTTGTAACTCACCGGAATAAACCAACAGATTCTAAAATAATTTGCGGGCTGTATGGATCTCGCTCGAATATAAACTCCATCACCATCAGCTTGACTTCCTTTCTCTCCGGAAGAAGTGTTCCCTTCGATTGTAGTCCCGTATTGTTTATTCCAATCAGTAAACACAAATCCGATATGCCCGGAGATCGTTTCACCTTTTTCCCATCCAACAAGAAATCCTTTATTAATTTTTTTTACTCCTCTTAGAACATCAATTGCTTTAACCATGTTTTTACCACGCTTGAACTCTCGTGCGAGACCGGAACGAATTGACGGCTGTTTAGCGTTTGCAATTGTTAAAACATAACTCACAAATGCGGCACACCAGGCATCACCTTTGCTTCTTCCAACGCTTCTAAGAAATGTTTCAACCGGTTCACCATCATTATGCCCGGTTGCTTCTTTAGTGCCTATGTAAGTCTGTGCAATCTGTATATGCTTTTGTGCGCTAACTGTTGATAATAGCAGCAGCAACAACAATGCAAAGACCGAGAAAAAATATCGAGTATGCAATATTTCTTTCCTTTAATTCGTTGACTGTATCAATCTCTTTCATCGCGTACTTATCAAACACCCAAACGAGAAGTAAACCGAGAGCACCTTTTGCAATTCCTACGGCGAAGGAGGAGAGTTCGATCAACCAATTGAAAGTGATGAAAATAAAAATCGCAGCGAAGAAGGTTACAGCGGCAACCGTCTTCAACGCTGAGTTTGTAAAAAAATCTTTTATTGCTTTCATATTCTACCTGTTGTTATATATGCTACTATCAATGCAACGATCACGCCCGTAAGAACATTACCCAAGATTATTGCGCCAATAAATTTTGCTTTGAAATTCTCAAGCGAACGGATTCTTTTTTCATGGTCTTGTACTTTCTCAATATGTTCTTCACTTTCTAATTTCGATTTGATGACGGCAACATCAACCATTAGTTTGTCAATTTTTTCTTCAGTAGTCATCCCAATAATTCCTCTGTTATTTGCTGATGATAATTTCTAAATGATGATCCCACTTATTTTCTATCGAGAGGATGTTGTAATCTCCATCCACTCCGCGAATAATATTATTTCTTGTTACCACTATTGAGGTACTGCAATATATTTTCCACTGCTCGCTGTATTGGTTAGCTGCATTATCAACTCTTTCATTCGCGCTTAACAATCTTTTCTTCCCAACGAATCCGGAATCTGCAACCGCAGCCCACGTCTCAGTCTTACCGCCATAACCATCGGTTGCTTTTGTCGAGACAAGTAAAGAAAATTGTTCTATGTAATAATCGTCAAGCATTATGTCCTCAAACACCGATAAATATTCAGTTCACGTAATAGAGACTCCGGGTAATCACTTCCAAAACTCGCTGAATAATCTCCCAGACTTTCAGACTTCAATCCTTGCCCGATAGATTTATTCATATCGAGGGAAATTAATTTTGCAGCCGTGCGTTTTAGTGCTTTAGGAAATTTCACTCGTGAGATTGTAATATATCTTCCGGCATTCTCATCATATATTTTTTCATCATCTTCTAAATCAACAATTATTTCTCCGGTGGATATAGATTTGATCTCATAGATACCGTCATTATTAATCGAACCGGAAACGAGTACATCCATTCCTTTTGCAAAACCGACTGAACTGAATGATTCACCCGGGCAAATAATTTTATCGGTTGAATTAACGAATTGGAAAAGCCCGGCGACATAATCCTCTTGATTCTCGAATGAATTATTACAGTAGGAAACAATGAAATCCTGAACCGGCTTGATCAATGATTCTATCACATCATCTTTCGAGGTTTCGGTCAAAGATAAATTGAGAAGCTGTTTTACTTCATCCAAATTAACTATCATGTCGCAGCCTCAACTTATTTACGACTACGTTTTTTCCCTTCGACCTGGTCCGGTGCTAATCCTACGGTCTCGGGAGCTTGCTCAATTATTTGTTCAGTTTCTGTCTCTTCCTTTTTTCCTTCTTCTCCTTCGACCTGGTCCGGTGCGGATACGGTTGAATTTAATTCTTCAATCGTCTCGGGTTCAGTCGGTTTACATCCTCGAAGATGAATTGGATAGACAGTCTCGCTGAATTCGCAGTTACAAAATTCGCACTTCATTTTAACCTCTCTTTTTAATCGAGCAACCCGGCTTTGCCGGGCGCTCAAGAATTTAATCAATCAAATTTTTTATCCAAGAATTCGTGTTGCCAATTCCGGATAGACAGCTTTAATTCCGTAAAGAGTATCCAGAGAAAGGATCTCGCTCTTCGTGGTCATATCATAACCCGCTGTTACACGGAGAGAGATATTTTCAAAACTGGTTGTATATGATTGAGCTCCACCCATCGGAGCTTCGAGAGGTCTCGAAACAAATGCACACGCGTTTTTTATGAATGCTAAATTCGCTACATGTGCGAGCGCTGTTTTATCCGGGAATGTTACTACATCGTTAACGGCATGAGCAGCTTGAACTTTTTGAAAAGCTGTGATTGTAACAACACCGGTTGAGGCAGTTGCATCTGCAGCAGCAGAATAATAATATTTTACTCCGGCAGATGTTATATAAAATACATCACCGGCTTTAATTGTCTGAGCGCCGGTTCCGCTGGATAGAATCAATGTGGTTGTTCCAACGACAGCAAGCGTATTCACTATTGTGGAATTAAGTGCTGTGAATGTACCGGCTGTATGTGTCTTAACATTCTGACTCATAAAGTTATCCATACCTTGGATTCTACCGATTGAACCTTCGCGCAATGCTTGTGTACTTCCCGATTTTTCAGCACTAACTATTGCATCTAAGACCGAGAATTTTGATAGCGCAGTAGGATCGAATACAGCTACTCTACCGGCAAGGGGGACTTGTTTATTATTCAGCATTAAAGCCGCATTCGCAAAATCAACTAATCCGGCTGGTGTTGTTCCTGATGTTCCAACAAAGTGAGGAACTGCTTTATAAAATTCCAACATAATATCAGAATCAATTTTCTGTGCAATTGCTTCCATTGCCGGGTCTAAAACTTGCTGATTGAAGTCGTCAATGTTCAACGCCTTCTCTTTGCTCGTCCAACCGATTGAAACATCGGCAATGTGATTCAATGTAACATTTACAGAATCTTCAGCAATATTTTGGAGACTGATTGACGAGACAAATTCGTTCGCGGTATAAACCGGGGGTTTCTTAACCCGGATTGTATCACCTTGTTTCTGGAACGTGTTTGAATAATCGTTATAAACGAGTGCCTTCATCACAAGGAAATTGCGCAAACGTATTAACGCTTCACGCGCAATCAACTGGGTTGTTAAAAATGTGTTAGCCATTTCAATTCTTCCTTATTTTTTGTTCTGTTCAGTAATCCGTTTTGAGAAATATTCAGCGTCGCTCAATTTTGAGTAATCTGTTTCACCACTGCCGGAACCCGGTGCCGGTGAACCGCCAACTTTCTGAACCTCGCCGAATAAATCTTTGTAACCTTCTTGAAATGGTTTGAAAATAGTCTCAGCATCTTTGATCTTCCCTTCAACGATCTCAACTTTATCAAGAGGATTCTTTGCTTCAAATTCTCTCAACAGAGTTGATAGATATTTTTCATTAGCGCCAAGTTCGCGCAACTGCTTTTCAACAACCGAACGTTTATCGCGAACAACTAACTGTTGATCTTTCTCTTTCAAAGAATTCTCAAGAGTAGTTTGTTTATCGATCAGTGTTTGAATTTGCTGTTCGAGAGTTTTCTTACCGCCGTCCTTATCTTTTTTGAAAGTATCAAATTCAGTCTGAACTTTTATAGTTGCATCCTTTGCAGTTTGCAGTGCTGTTTCGAGTTCAGTTTTTTTGTTATTGACTTCATCAAAACGATGTTTAGGAATCAACTTCCCATCGTCTTCAATAATTTTCTTGTCGCCAAGTTTTTCTACGACCTTTGAATAAAGATCGTCACCGAGTAACTTTTTTAACCATTCCATTTTGTAACTCCATTTATTGTTTTCAGTTCAGTTTTTCGCCCAGTCTGTCTGGTTAACTGCACGGAATTTATACCCGCCCCGCTAGGGCGGTTAGTTTTTGTTGCAAACCTTTTTTGTAAGCGCAAAGAGCATCTGTTCTATTATCAAAATATCCGAGATGCTTATGCCCATTCTCAGTCCTTATTCTTACTCTTAATTTATTTTGAACCTTTGTGAAGGTTAGCATGTTGGTCTTTGCGATATGAACTTTCAAAGTATTTTGCAGACCAGTTAACAACTGAAGATTATCAATCGCATTGTTGTTTTTATTACTGTCAATGTGATCTACTTGTAATGCCGTCCCCTGTCTTTCTTTATCACCAAAATGATCCCAGGCAAGTATATGCACGCTATGAAATTTAAGTTTACTTGCGAAACGTAATCCAACAATATGATAACCTCTCCTGATAGAATGCTTTAATATTTTATTACTCTTCAAACTCAATACGTTGCCGACATTAGATATTTTATATAAACCAGCATAGCCGTCAATATTCTTCCATTCTTCTATCATGCTGTTATCCTTGAGCTGATTGTTTTTCTTAGTGTGAAATTTAGAGGTTGTAATTGACGGAATCATCGGAAATTTTTTTACAAGGAATTAGAGGTTTTTGATTCGCATAATAACCGTGCACGCACAATTAATATCTTCTTCAGCAATTCCACTTAATCCAGGACCGGCTGTTTGCGAGCCAGCATTATTGCCAGATATAAACGTAAATTCTCCGTTCTTATCTGCTACTTTGCCATTCATTTTGATATGCGCTTCACGCGGATTTCTCCTGCTGTTATGCTGCCAAACTCTTTCAACTTCAATTCCCAAGAGTTTAGCAGATTCTTCTGTTTTACCAAATCCGTCAAGACGACCTTGATTCTGTGCCCCGTGTGTTTCGGTGCGGACTATACGCAATGCTTTAGTCGCGCCGATATTTAATTGCTCATTTAATCTGTTCGCTGTTTGCGCATAAGTTCTACCTTGAATAATTCCTTGTGTAATTTCTGTTTTTACGGAAGCATTTAGATCATTGATATTTTCAACAGTTCTTTTTCCCCAGCCGATTTTATCATAAGGATTTTTTATTGCTGCAAGAATTGCATCTTCTGAAAGAAGTGAAAAATTCAATCTTACTCCGACAGTTTGTTCTAAAGCTCCGACTGTGTTATTAAAGGTCGAAGAATAAAAATCACGGATTGAATTTTTTGTTAGCTCATAATCATAACCGTGCTGATCTTTCAAAATCTGTTTTATGTTATCCGTGATTTGAGCGCGGATATTTTTTAAACGTCCTAAATTTGTGAAAGACTTCTCGGCTATTTGAGTTCCATAACGTTCATAAATTCTTCCCATCTCAATTTTAATTTGATCGAGTGATTTTTTGTATTGCAATAATAACTGGCTCTCAATTGTGGATTGATCTTTTTCTAAGCCATTCTGAAATTGGTTGAGAATTTTCAGCAAGTTTTTATTATTTATTTTATTCGGCATTGTCTTCTAGCTCTTGATTCTTTATCCAAAGTTTTATTAATCCATATCTTGCAAAGAAATTACCTATGCCATAATTAAAGCGTGATGTCCCCACTTCATTATTTTCATGCTTAATGGCAAATATTTCTATCGCATCAAAATGAGGATAGAGTTCTTCGCATGCTTTTTTCAACTTCTCTAAAAGTTCATCATTATATTTTTCTAACTCAGCTTCAATCATTTTACATAGCCGGTATTTTAGTAAGATCTACAATATTCTCTTTCTCTTCCTTCTTACGGTCAAGTTCTACTTGAACATCCTTTACCCACGGATGATTAGCAAGCAATGTTTCTTCACTGAGTAATCCTTGAGAGGCAACAACGTTCTGGATTACTTCCTGCTCGTTGATAATGATGGATTTGTTAAAAGTAATCTCAATATAAGAAGCATCGAAAAGTCTTTCTTTGCCGAGATAAACAGAATAATAATACAGAAATGATTTGATGAACGTTTTCAAATTGGTTATCAAAGCATTTGCTTTGAGATCAAGACGTGCGAACATAAATTTCAAAGTTAAATTTGTTGGATTGTTTAACGAGATCCCGCTGTAATCAACTCCACGACCGAAGATATATATATTCTCTTTTAGCATTTTCAAAAGAGTGTTCTTGGCTTCTACAGGAATTGTAATTGTCAATGCTTCCGCATCTCCGTCCCCGCTCACTTTTATTATTCTTGTCTCTCGTATCATCTGAGCCATTTCTTCATTGTCGGTCCCTTGATAATTCTTCACCTTGATAATTATTTCACTCATATCTTCAACATCATTACCAAAACCGGAAATCACAAGATCGTATAGATCAATCAATGCTTTAATTCTTTTCAAGTCCGTGAACTTTTTAGAATTGTTCGGCAGTGGAATAAATGGAACTGCATTCCACGATTTGTTAGTTACTGAAATAACTTCTTTCTTCGTTACTCTTTTTTCAATCCAATGCGGACGTGGGTTAGGATCAATCGAAGTGTCTTTAATAAAATCTCCCTTCTCTGTTTCGATGAAGTAAGTGATCTCTTTATCGTCCCAAACTTCCACTCGCGTTTTCTGTTTTAACTCACCTTTATCGTTAATATAATCCACCAGATAGTAACGCAAAATCGAGATGAGTTCATTGCTGGATTCATCATAATCCGGAATAATCTGTTCAGCCGGGATGATTGTATAATCGAACTTTCCATTTTCATCTATGTAAAAATGAAGCCACTCAATACCTTTGTTGCTGCAATTGACACACATCTCATGCAAAGTCTTTTCAAACTTCTCCCGGAATTCTCCTTTAGAAAATTCTTTATCCAAATCCTCGTTCTTCGAAGTGATAGCTACTTCTTTGGCGAGAATATAATCTGCTTTTTGATCATTCAATTCAGTGTGAAAAGTATTCGGCACTCTGTTGTTTGCTTTATTCTCATTGATGCGTTTAGTCTTCTTAACATGATAGACTCGAAAGTCCCGGGAAAGTATATCATGCTTGCCGTCATAATAATTCACACCGTTCCGCATCTCCGATTTTGCTTCGCTGCTTTTGTCTCGCAGAATTACTCCTCTGATCAATGTTGAATCTTCTTTGATACGTCCAACATTTACTTTAAGAATTGCTTGCTGAGTTTCTGATATGTAAGCCATTTTATTTACCTCTGCTTTTATAAAAATTCGATTGATACCGGTTTGAATACCATCTCCGCGAGACCTGTAGTAGCGTCCGCAGCGTCATCGTGAGAGTTCTTACCGAGTTTTACATAGGATGTTAGTTGACGCATGTATTTATCATAATCGCTTCCGATCACATAATCGTCTCGGAAGTAAAAATATTTTTTGATCTGTCCGCTCTTCATTAAAATTCTTGTCTCTTTGTTTTTTGTTTGAGGTAAATGCTCAACAATACATCTGCATCTACCTTCAATAAGTTTTCCTACGTTAATTGAAAAAGATTTTCCTCCGGAGTTACTCTCAACTGTATGCCTATCGTGGCGGGTCTCAATTATCATCTGTGCTACTTGCGGTTCTGTTAGTTCAATCGGTTCTTGCGTGAACACAACATCGGTGATAAAAACTTTTTCCCCTTTTATTTTCCCGGTTAATGATGCAAGATAATCCATACCCTCATCAGCTGTATCCGTGTAGCCAATAATCGCATCCCATTTTTCTTCTTTGCTCGTTTCATATTTCTCAACTTCTTTCAATGCGAATTTGTTGAGTTCTTCGGTTGGGAACAATAGTCCTTTGCTCTCAATCGGGTTCTGCATAAACTCCGCTTCCCAGATAAAATCCTCGAGGATTTTTTTCAGCTCTAAATATTCTTCAGTTGTTTTTATTTCTTCACAAAAAGAATTACCTTCACCATCCAGAGCCGGTACTACTATTTCAGTCCACTCTCCTTCTTGCGCTACTTTGATCATACCGATCGGGTCTTTGCGGGACCAACGTGTGGCGATGTGAATCTCCGGACAGCCCTTTTCAATCCTTGCTTTATGAACGGACGTGTACCACATCCAAGTTTTCTCCAAAATCGTTTCACTCATAGCGTCTTCAATATTTTTTATCGAATCATCAAGTATCGCTGCAAGATCGCAACCCTTTCCGGTTATCGCACCGCCGACACCGGCACAGAAGTAAGCACTTTGCTTTGATGTCTGAATAGCCCAATCAATAACTGCAGATTTATCTTTTCTCAAAATCACATGAGGAAATATTTCAAGATATTTCGGTAATTGAATTATAGCACGAACATCGTAAGAAAATTTATTCGCTAAGTCCTGCCCATAACTATTCCGCATGACAGAACCCTCCGGATGTTTGCCCAACATCCACGCACACCACATAGAAGTGATGTAACTCTTACCACCACGAGGCGGAAGCGAGATCATTAATTTTTTTATTTCTCCGGATTCAACTCTCTGAAACGCCTGAGCAATCGGCAATAAGTGCGGACGTTTATCAATGTCGAAAAAGATCGGGTCTAAGAAAACACAGAACAGCCAAAACTCCTGCCGTGCATATTCAATTTCTTTTTCACGTTCAAGAATCGTGGGATCGTTAATACGCTCCAATTCCCTTGCCTTTCTTCTCCGGCGTTTCTCTTTCTCGATGTCAATTAATGCTTCAAGTGTTTCCAATGAATAAACCTTTGCTTATTAAATATGAACGTGGATCTTCTCCACGCTTTACCATTCCTTCAACAATCACAAGTTCTTCTTCAGATAATTTCCCGAGATCGAAACCTTTTAAGTTAACCGTTGTCTTCTGTTCGATCTTCTGTATATATAATCCAAACAACTCTTCCCGATCTTTCAAAATTTCAAGTGCGAGTTTATGATTCGGTTTAACGATGTAATTTTTGTTCTTATCCTTCAGACCCACTTTAGCAATCTGCAATAAATATTCGCGATCTCTTACTGCTTTACTCAAAGATTTTTTTTTGTTCGTCTTACCAAGTTTATTTATTTCTCTCCGCGCTTCCTGAATATATCGCTGTGCTGTTCTCTTCGAGACTTGATATTTTTCGGCAACAACTTTATTCAATTCATCCGTGCGATTCTTTTGTAAATACAAATCGTTTTCGAGAATTAATTGAGCGACAGCATCAACCCTTTGCCAAATGGTTTCTGTTCTCTTCTCTTTCTCCGGATCGGTTACTCCTGGCATTATCATTTCCTAATCTCAAAGAATAGATCGTTTGCTTTTATGGTGTTCTCTAAAGGATCACCTTCGAACTTCTCAACAAAATGGTCTCCTTTCCCAATTTTATAATCGAAAACTTCCTTCACTTTTAAGTGAAGTTTGTCGCAGATTTCTGTTATTATCTTATCAAATCGGAATTGACTTCCTCCGATGTTCAGAAGAAAACATTTGCCGGGTTTCAAAGCATCCATTGTTTTGCTGATCAGCACGGTTAAAAACTTCTCATTGAATTCTTCCAGAGTTTTATATCGATTGAATGCTTGTGTTTCTTCCTCGCTATATAGTTCGGTATTGAAGTAAGGCGGTGAGGTAAATGCAAAATCAAAATAATCTTCCTCTACAACTAAATCTTCGAAAGGTAAATTATGCACACAAATATGTAATGGTTTTATGCATTCTGCATACATCAAAAATTCTTTCAATCGAAGCAGTCCTTGATAAGTCTTACTCGAAGGATCTGTCGCAATGTATTCTCCGCCTAATCCTGAAGCTGCAAACCCGATCATCCTACCGCCCCATCCCGCGCACGGATCTAGCACTCGCGCACCGGGTTCACAATAATCCAAATATATTTGTCTCGCCAAATATGGTTTGAATTCATGTGCTATCTGCGTCCCGGTATTTGCTTTCGCCACGTCAATATATTGCCTATGATGAACTACGTCTTGCTGTTTGCTCATCCATTGAGAGATCGAAGAAATAAATCCGCCATTCTTTTCGATGAATGATTCTGCAACTGATAGTTTACGGTTTGCAACTCTCGTCTCCAATCTGTGCTGATTGAATAAAAGAGAAATATTCGAGCCCACATTCTTTGTCCCGGAACAAAGCTTATTGAATTGGTGCATCGCTAAAGGAACATCTATAACGCCGTCAACTATTTCTTGTATGGTTTTGAATGAAGGGAAGTTTTGTTTGATTGATTCTTTTATCTGCTCTTGTGAAAAGATGAACGAATATTCTTTTTCTTCTTCCGGAGATCCATCATTGAAGAATGAATTTTCAAATTCAATGAGATCTATGCCAGGTAATTCGAGATTATCCTTGATGCTTAAATAGTCCAACTCAAATTCCGGCTCGTTCAAATACGCCAACAATCCTTCGCTTGTTATCTCACCGAAAGATGAGTTAAGCGCAAGTAATTTTTCTTTCGCTTCCTTTCTGTTCTCTGCGTCAATGTAAACACAAGGGAGAGATGTGTTTATTTCCCCATCCTTTTGCTGAAACTTATAACCCTCATTTATTAATTCTTTCGCTATGTGATCGCGACCATGTCCATCAAGCGTGAAATAATTATCGTCACCATCCCAAACATAAACTGGAAATGAAAAACCATATTTGAGAATTAACTCTTTAAGTTTATAAAGCTGTTCATGTGTACGTCTTTTCAAATTCCCTTGAATCGGTTTGAGTAGCGCAGCTTCAATTGTGTGCGAGGATGTGCAAGTTACCGGGATAATTTTGTTCATAACTTTTCGTTCTTAATTTCTTTGTAGACAATTTTCATTATTGATTCTACCCCCACCCGGTATGCTTGACCTGTGCGTGTGAAATAATCCTTATCACTCAATTGTTGTATTGCTTCGCTTACGCTTACGTTTTGTCTTCGCATCTTTCTGAACTCATATTTAATTCTTTCATTCCGCATTCTCGTTAAATTGATGAACCCCTGTTGATGCAACGTCTTGATCACTTTTGAGGTTAGCGTCTCAACAAGTTCATCTAGCTCTTTGTCCCGCTCCATATTCGCTCGCAATTTTACTAAACAGTTTTATAAAAGTAATTGGAATTTATTTTACAAGTAATATCTTTCGATTCACCTTGCTGAATAATCCATCCTTGATGAAAATCTGTTTTCTTTCTTTCAAAACTTATTTTTCTACCACATAAAGTCTTCCCATCCTTCACACTGTGAAAGGTTATTATTTTTATATCATAATTAACTGCTAAGTTCATGTCGCTCACGCTTTAGTTTCCACGCCGTTATCTGCTTCGCTTTCATACTTCAACTCCAACAACCCGCAATGCTTCATCCACTGTCTCAACAACGTGAACTTTACCTTTCCACTTGTCGAGAAATATTTCTTGATCTGCTGTCAGTCGTCCGCGCGCTTCTTTGTTCTTTACTTCAATCAAATAATTTTTGCCGAAGATACCACACACCAAATCGGGGAAACCATTACCGACTTGGTTGGTGATGTGAACCGTAACTCCCACGGTTCTTAGTGCCTTCACTATTTCGCTTTGGTTAAGATCGGCTCGGCTCATTTCAGTTCAAACCTCTCCTCTTGTAAGTTCATTCGAAATTCCGGGTCAACGTAATCAAGTCCGAGAATCCAGAACAAATCTCTCTCCTCACGCACCGGAATAATCTCTCCGTTCTTTGTTAGGTTTCCGTCAACTCCTTTGAATCCTTGCTTCACCCATGTGGAAGCCAGATATTTTGAGTAACCATCGGGACCAATACGGATGGCGAGGATGTAGCCCCAATTGTCCCGGTTGGCAATAAACAGATCAAGGTTAATTCCCTCTGGCAGAATTCGCTGCGTATACTTCCCGGTTGGTTCACCTTTTACTTTCTCAAGTTTGTTTACTTCATATACAAAATTGGGATGAGTAATTAATTCTTGTGTGCCGAACAAAGTCCCGGTATCAATTATATCAATCACCTTCGATATGCACACAATCTCAATGTCTTTCACCTCCGGTTTCTTCCGGCGCACGCTCCCGGCTATCTCTATCCTCTGACAAAACGGTGCGAGTAGGTCAACATATTTCTTTGCTATCTTTTCTGCCTTTGTCAATTCCATGGTTTTTTATTCCTAAAATTATTTTTGTAATGTAATTTCTGCGCTGCTCCCACGCCATTTATTTCCAATATAATCAGACAATAAATTATTATTTATTTTATGGTGGTGCTTTAATTCCTTGTGAAAAACTTTGAATATCGCTGAAAACATCACCTTCTGTCGGACTTTCGATCATAAATTTAACCTCAACAGCTTCTTGAGTTTTCAATCCTTTAGCGCGTCTCTCCCTATCAAGGATGATAGCATCGCTGATTTTTCCCTCAATTTTCTTAGATAAATAGGGTAAATTGCGTTTATTTTCCTCAAAATCCTTATAGTTCTGGCACTGTTCCAGTGTTATTAGGTGTGCTGTTTTGCGTGTACAACCCTTAGTTTTGGTGATAATGTTAAAAAAACGTGTAACTTCAGCTTTTTCCGGAGAGGTGATTTTACAAAAACGAGCTAGCATGAGAGTGATGATTGCTTTTAACTGTTCATCATCTTCGTAATTCGTAGGAGTAAAGCGGTAAGAAGTAAGAGAGGAAGAATTTTCAAAAGTAAGAGGTAAGGGTTTTTCGTCATCACTTTGCTTACTCTTTACTTCTATTAACTTTACTTCTCTTACCTTTACTTTACTTAGCAGTGATTCTGGTGTGATTTCTGCGTGATCTTGCAGTGACGATTTTAATATTAAGTCTTTATTTTCTGGAGAGTTAGGTTCTGGAATATTTGATGGTTTTGGCCTGTTGATTGTCTGATAATTTTTGAATTTTGGTAAAAAATAATAGATTCTCTGATAAATCACGATCGAATCTTCCAACTTTTGAAGAGATTTTCTAAATTTTTTATCAGAAATCATAAAACTTACATTCCGAAATATCATAGAAACCCTTCCACGCCCTTCATCATCTGCCGCAGAAATAGCCGCTGTCATGACGACAAAATCTTCCGGTTTCCAATTTTTTGAAAGTGCTGAATCCCATATCTCCGGATCGATCATTCGTCTTCTCATTAGTTACTCCGCAATTGAGAAATGTAAAACTGCTCCCGTTGTTTAAGTTCTTCTATGGTCTGAAGATCCATGTGCTTTCCGCCGCTCTCCAAATATTTCTTGTGGAGCAGCTTGAAATCCGGACGGTGACCGTTTCCCCTGGAATGTTTAATAGCGTAACGCTTGGCATAGTCGTTCAACCGCTTTTTAATAATTTCTTGCTGAACATAAACCGGGTTCTGGTCTTCAACTTTCCTGTAGTCTATCGAGTGCCGCGCTCCGGATGTTACCTCAACTGCAACGGCTATTGTTCTTGAGTTAGTCGCTTCACTGCCAAGCATTATGAATTTTCCGGTCAGCGCCGGCGTATACTCGTCTCCAAAGAGGTCTGTGTTGCCACCTTGCTGAACCATCTTCGATTTATCTAATGCGTGGTCTCGTTCCTCTTGGATTGTTTCAGCAAGCTTCACGAGCTCCCGGTCTTGTGGAATGAAAATATATGCCTCTTGCTCTTTCAGTTCCTTTTGCACCCGCACGAACCGTCCAACAGCTTGCCTGAAGAAGAGTTCGGCTTTAATTATCGTGAAATAAACTCCAACTCTCAGCCGTGGAATGTCAATTCCCTCACTTACCATTTTAACAGAAACCATCCACCGCCAGTTTGAGTGTTTGAACATTTCAATCTTGGCGGTCCCGTCCGCATCTTCACTGATAACAACCGGTGGCATTTCTCCCGTTACTTCGTGAATTACTTTTGCAATTTCTTTAGCGTGATGCTGTGTCGTGCAGAATATCAATCCCCCCGCGTGTGGATGTGTTGCGCGGAGTTCCGATAGTTTCTTATCAGCCGCTCTCATAACATCCCGCACCCAGTTACCTTTAGGATCAAGCGCAGTCTTCAGTCGTTTGCTTACTTGATCTTGCTCTAAAGAATCTTTGAATGTGTGCTCATATTCTTTCTCGGCTACCTTCCATTTCATCCGTCCATCGTGAATTGTGAAATAGACAGGACGGCAAACATTATCTTGAATAGAACGTTCATAACTATAAGTGTAATCTGCAACCGAAGTATGGTTATCATCATAAGTGATGAAAGAAATTTTAGCATCATCAGATCGGAACGCTGTTCCGGAAATTGATAACCGGAAAACAGCATCTTCAAAAGCTGTCTTTATTGCTTCACCCCATGAGAGGGTTTCTCCGGCGTGGTGGATCTCGTCAAAGATCACAAATGTTTTTCTGTTGAAAGTATTCTGCTGATGGATTTTCTTCTTATCCATTCCAAGAAGTGCGTAAGTAATTACAACTCCGTGATAATCAACCGTTTCCATTCCTTGATGATTTGAAAAGTTAGGATCAATATCCAGTCCGGCAAATGCTGATGCTTCCGCCGCCCATTGCTTCTTTAGATTGTCGCTCGGTGTTACAATTACAATGCGGTCAATCAGTTTTTCTTTCTTTAGTTCGTGGGCAAGGCTGAGAGCGTATTTTGTTTTTCCGCTTCCGGGGGTTGCAACGCAGAGAAAATCTTTCGAGACTTGATATTTTTCCCGTGTTGCTCTCCGTGCCTCACCCTGCCAATCACGAAGTTCAAAATGTCTATCTGCTAATGGTCGTGGCATTAATCATCCTCCTCGTCATCGTCATCCCAACTTTCCGGATCTTCCAAGTCACAACCGCAAGAGAAACATTTTCCAATGTCGGTTTCTTCTATGCCGAGAATAGCACCGCATCCCGGACAATCATCGCCAAGTTCAAAATCGTTCACAATAACTCACTCAGTTAATTGTTTGAAATTATTCGCCTTCATCATCTCGAAATATGTTTGCTCATTTTTGAAATCATAAGCATAAGGAAGAAATACTTCGAGCAGTTCGACTTGTTGAATCTGAATCATGCTGACTTGAATTGATACCCAGTCATAAAGAAGTTTCCATGCAGTCCGTTTTGATTGTTCCATACAATTCTGTTTTACGCTTTCTCGGAAAGATGATTTAGGAGAAAGATTTTTAAGCATCATTTTATAACATTGATCAACTTTACTTGGTAGCTTAAAGACAATCGGTTTTTGCTCAGAGATAATCTGAAAAACAATTCCGCTAACTTCTTTTGTGTTCGGGTTTATAGTTTTGTTGATGTTCACCGCTCCGGCATCCATAAGGAGCTTTTCAATCATCATGATTGATCTGTCCATCGGGACCGAACTCGTATAATTTTTTAGGTTCATCTCGTTTCCTTTTTTACTAACACAATTTTATTTTCAGTTACTTCTGCAATGAATAAACTTCCAATCCTGAACCCGGCAGAGTTAAGCCAGTTTCCCTGTAGCCGGATGAATGGTACTTCCTTGAACCGGCTGTTTGCAAGATAGCTGACACGGCGAGTAGGATTTTTTTTTACGCATGGTTCACCTTCCAAAGTGTGTTTGATTGCCCGGTAATCGGGTCTTTCTTTTTTCCCTTTTTGTTGTATTGATCAAGTACCGGAACCATAAGTCCTTGATCTCGTAATTCATTTCGTCTTGCTGAAACTGTAGAGGGAACTATGTTTAGTTCTCGTGCAACTTCGTTATCAGTTGCCCATTTTAATTTTCTAAATGTCTCATAGACGTGCTTTCGCTGTTCCTCAAGTGATGCAGTTATAGTAAGCTGATTAAATATTCCCGCTTTCTCTTCCGTAGCGTCGTCAATAAAAAGTGGCGGAGCCTGTGGGGGGCCAGACTCCACCGTGGCGCCGGAACGGAATAACGGTGAATCCCATCCCGGACCATACTTTTGGAACATTGCCATTGCTGTTTTATTGTACTTGTACATATCAAATATCAAAGTTTGTTACTGCAAATTGACCGTGTAATTCACATGCCTTTTTATCGTAAGCGAGAGCTGCTTCGATTTCCGTGTTGAATAAACCAATGAAGATTCGATCACCATTACTTCCAATTCTTGCACTCCATTTATTTCCAGATTTACTAACTCCTTTGAACGTAGATAAAGTATTTTCAAAAGCCTTCCGGTTAGCAATATTTTGTGCTTGATTGCAATTTCTCAAATTATCTTTTTGATTATTCAGCGAATCACCGTCTTCATGGTCAACTACTAATCCTAAAGGAAATCCCGCAATCTGTCTGTGCATGTAGATTTTTTTATTATGACCATCGCAACGGCGGGCATAAAATTTCTTGAAACATTTCACTGCATACCATTTGTATTTTGATAGTTCTTCAAAATCCTCATCATCTACTTTAGCCGTAAGTCCACGTGATAACGGAATTTCTTTCATTAGTTCATTTCCATTTTCAAATAACCATCATTCAAAGAAATGCGTTGCGGAATAAGATCAATCAACTCGGGACGATGTGTAATGAAAAACGTGTTATGCACTCCCGATCTGTTGTGTGCATTTATTAACATCTGTAAAAAGATGTGAGCATTGTTAAGATCTAGAGCTCCGTCAACTTCATCAGCAAAAGATGTTTGAAGATTTTTACCTTGCTGTCTAACAACCAATGAAATTGCTAAACGCAAAGCGGTCTCAATCCACACTCTCTCGCCCCCACTCTTATTGCTTAGTTCAACAATGCCATCATCTTCCACAATATTTATATCAAAAGTTTCTTTAACATTTTTCTTATCGGCTTTCAGTTTGGTAGTTTCAAAAACAATTCGGAATTTATTTTCAAAGAGAGAAAGAAGTTCGTTTGCAATCGAGGTAATTTCTATTCCGGAGTTCTCCAACTTCAGAACCGGAATGCCTGTCTTATCAAATGCCTTACAAAGAAATGTCCAATCCCGGATTTCAGATTCAACTTTCTTTTTCTCTTCGTTGAGCGCCGCGATTCTTTCCTTGCTCTGCTTCACCATCTCTATTTCGTGATCAACTTCTGCAAGCTCGGCTCTCGCTTCATCATAATCCTCACGCTTAATATTTTTGAGAGAGTTCTTATTACCAAGATCAAACCGGTTCTTGATAAGTAGTTCTTTCCACTCGACTATTTTTTTCGGCAGCTCGAGATCGAGTTTCTTCTGCAGATCTCCGGCTTCGGTCTTTAAGCGGTCAAGTTCTTTTTGGCAGTTCGCTACCGATTCGTTAACAAGCGTGCGGACGCTTTCAATTTTCTGCTCAAGCAGTTTGATGTTGTTCTCTGCTTCGAGAGATTCTTTGTTCATCTTATCGAGATTGTTGTTGCCGATTTCTGTTAGAATTTTGTTGACAGCATCAATATTTAGATCAACTATCTTAAGCTCATCTTTTAATTGTTTCATGCTAACAGCATATTTTTCACCGTACATATTCTTATCGTGCTCGTAAATGTCTTCCGCTTTCTTGATTGATTGCTCTTTGTAAACTATCTGAGAATCATAATCCTTATTTTCAGCGAGCAATTCTGCAAGATCGGATTTTGTCTTATAGGCATTGATCAAGAACTCGCAACTTTTCCCGGTCGGCTCATCACAAGGGACAACATCAATTATCTCCGTGTCTTTCTTCATCCGCTCCAAATTCTTTTCGTGTTGATCAGCTTGAGATTCTAAGTGCCGTAAATCATTCCGAAGATTATTCAGATTTCTTTCTTGAGAGTTCAATGCTTGTAAATCGGCGGAATAATCTTCCTGTTGTTTAGAAAATTGTTTTTGCAAATCGCTTTTCGTTTCTTGAAGCGATGAAAGTTCTTTCCGTGCTTTTTCCCGATTCTTAAGCATCAAATTTATTTCATCTTTGCGTGAAGCTAATTTTTTATTCCGCTCGATCAACTTCTGATTATCTTCGATTTCAGAATTGTATCGAAGAACTTTTGAATTATTCTCTTTGCTCAAGGTCTGAATCTCATCAGAAATAGCAGCTATCCGCTTTTCAATTTCTTCATTGCCTTTTAGCTTTTCTTCACTCGTCCGGATTTCGATCTCAAATTCCTTTATCGCTTCATTGAGTTGATCAATCTCTGCTTCGAGTTGGAATATTTCATCGGTTAAGGATTTTTGCCGTTCAAGATTTTCAAGCCGTTCCTTTCCCAAATTCTCGATTTTCAATTCGCAATTCTCAATTCCAATCGCAGATTGCTCTCCCTCAATTTTCGCAAGTTTGAATTCTTGATCTCGGAGCTCTCGCTTCGCACGTTCTAAATATGCTTCGTAAGAATTGAGGTTCAGCAATTCGTAAAACAGTTTGCGTCTATCGGCGGGTTTCAGTTCTGCAATGCCTTTGCTTTTCTGCCCGGAGAAAACTGAATTGAAAAACAATTCCGGTGTACCGAGAAGTTTCTCAATCGCTTCATCATATGAAGTTAATTTTCCGTCATTAAGCGGTTGATCATTTTCAAATAAGTATGCCTCACTCGCGCCGGTGAGTGCATCTATCAGAATAGAACTTCGATAATTCTTTCCGTCAATTTCAAAATCCAAAACACGGTAAGAATCTTTTAGAAAGAAATGAGACTGAAGCGAACCGTCACGGCTAACCATTTGACGATAAGGATGTAAGTTTTCCATCACAGTTGTTTTGCCTGAACCGTTCTTTCCGGTTAGTGCAATCAAGCCGGGCTGGAATTGTGTGAAATCAATTTCAACTTCATCAACACCCAGACCTTTTTTGATTCCTATCGCACCGCGGAGTTTTAGTTTTAGGATTCTCATAACGCCACCTCCTCTTGAATCTGCGCAACCTTAGTGAGGAATCCGTTATGAACCGGTTCACCAACAACTTGAGCGTATTCGCAGACCTCATCGACAAGTGTTTTGCAGTTCATTATTTTTTCAGAGCGGCTTTCGCGTTCGGTAGGTACAATGTTGAATTCGATCTTGACATCTTCGCTAAAATGTTTTTTAATTTCTGCTATTTTATCTTCAGTAATTAAATTGCGTTCATTTTCTTTAACAGTAATTCTGATGCGACATTCTTCACCGTAAAATTGAAAATCAAATAATTTTCCAGCTTCAGACCAGAAATTATTGTCAATGTATTCAACTTCAAGTTTTATCATCGGTCTTGCAGAAGCGAAAAATATTTGCTCGGTTGTCATCGGGAATTTATGTCCATTATAATTTGGACTTCCTACCAAAATATTTTTTCCGCAGTCAATCACCTCAAATGATTTCTGTTCCGTCTCGCCCCAATTGAAGTTTGCAATTCCACCAGCATAAATCATGTTCGGTTTTATTTCTTGACGTAGATGAATATGATTCAGTGCGTAGTAATCAGCGTTTGCTTTCTCGAGCGTTAAAGGTGCAACCATAATATCTTGAGACTGCAGCGTCTGTCCGGAACTCAAACGAGATCCAACAACGTTCAGATGTGCACCTAAAATCTTAGGACATGTATAAGGTTGTGTAATGTCACCGATTAGTTCAAACACTTGCTCGAACTTCTGAACAAAATCTGCATTGTTATTATCAATGGAAGTATCTGAAAGGAACATTGATTTTGTTGGATAAGGAATAAGTGAAACGATGTAATCGGGATGAGATTCTTTGAATTCATTGTCCCTTAAAATGTCATATATTCGGAGACGATTGCTTCCAAAATTGAAAGCTGCCAAACAAACCGGATACTCATAAGCGTAAATGTTCGGCTCAAGCTGATGAAGCAGCGCAATACTTCCCGGTTCATCATGATTTCCCTTTGTGATAAAAACAAAATCAACTAAGCGAGATAATTCTTTTAGAAAATCCAATAGCATCGGTACACCGGAAGAATTTGAGTAACTCTGTTTCCTGTGCGTTAGATCGCCGGGAATTACAACCGCATTAACTTTTATCTCCTTGCAATAATTGATTATCTGATCAAGACTCGGCTGGATTTTGTCTTTATATCGTTGATCATAATCAATGTGCATATCACCGATGTGAGCAACTTTTATTGTCTTCATAAACTCACCTCCGGCTCTAGTTCTGCAATGTTTAATAACATCTCTATGCGGTCTATCTGAGTATCAAGCGTAGCTTTCTCAATCATTGCCGCCGTAACTTCCGCGCCGGAAGAATGTTTCCACCCTTTCAACTTGATAAGATTGAGAATTTTATTCGTGCGCTCTTCCTGTGTTGCCTGCCGGAATTCATTAGCAAGAATTTTGTTCTCTTCTTCCTTGTTGATCTTTTTACCAACCGACTGCTGACCGCTAACCGCTGACTGCTCTTCGATTATTTCAGCATTCTCAATTTGTCTCTGTGGCGGAGGTCCGTAAATCTGATTGGAGAGATTCAATCTAGACCTCACTAAATCCTCTCTCACTTTGTTCTGAGTCTCGGCGGGGAGTTGTTTTAAAAGTTCTTCTTTATCTTCAATAACGTAAGGAATAAGAAAAGGTTTTTTCAATTCATCAAGAGTAAATCCTTGCGGTAGTTTTGCAATAGCTTTATTGTAAGCACGGGTAAGCGCATTACTCTCTGCAAGCGCCTCTGCATGTTTACGCCGTCCGTTGATCTGCTTCTCTCTTGGTTTGCCGTCCTTATCTCGCATACTTTCGTAATCGCGGAAGTAATCATACTTACCGGTTGCAACTCCTTCTTTGATGCTGCCGTCTATACTTCGCAGCATCCATTTTACTTGATGCTCGATGTAAGTAACTCTTCCCTTTTCATCAACCTTTCTTTCGAGTACTCTGCTATCAGTGATCTGTAAACCGGATTGTTGAGCGATTTCATTTAACTTCGTGAGGTGTAAACAGTAACCACCAGATTCGTTTTTGTAAATGTCTCGGTTGTTACCGTATTGATCTAAAGTAGTATCAACAGAAACAATTGCAGCGCCGAATTTGAGCGAGCTGTCTGTAAACTGGACCGTCTCCGGGAACAGAGGAATTGTGACGGCTTTGGCTTTTTCGATGAATGTTTGGAGTTTATTATTATCGCTGATTCTTTCTTTTGTGAGTTCTATTAAAGCATTACTTGCCATTGTGTACCTCCGCCGACTTGCATGTCGGGAAATGTTTCTCAAACAATTCTTGAAGGGGCTTAGCGATACCGAGACTAAGTTCCGGTGTGCAATCTTTAACCGGGTTCGGTTCGCTTGTATCCAACATAATGAAGAATTGTTTTTTCGGTTTCTGTTGATTAACTTTCTGCTGGTTCATAATTAACTCCTATGTTTTTTGTGAATTGTGATTAGTTTTTTAAAGCCCCGTTCGTAGCGGGGTTTTCTTTTTTGTTCAAATGCAATCTTTTTGAAGCGTTCAAAGGCATCTTCTCCATAACCCAATGGAAGAAACATAAATCAGCATCGGAATTTTTATCAACCAAGTTTTGCTTTAACCTTTTATGACATCCCGGAATTCTGCATCTAATATTTGAGAGTATCTTGTAATCAACTTTTTTGCCTATCATACAATCGGCTCCTTATTTAGTTGAATAAATTTTGTTTTACTGCCAAGCTTCAAATTGTTCATTACTCTTTGAGCTCTGTTATCAATATGCTTATCAAGTTTGGTTCTTAGCTCTGCATTCTTAGCACTTAATAGGTCGTTCTCTTTTTGCAGATCCGCAATTATCTGAGCATCTCCCTTTTTTCTTCCGGCGGCTAAATTGGCAAAGGCGTAAGCCATCACGAAGAAAACGATTATTAAAATGATTCCGATGATGTTTGACATTATTTATTCCTCCTTCGCTTCTTTTATGATTGCAATAACTTTGTGTATTAATAGTGGCAAGAACAGAGCCGCCGCAATTATGCACCATCCCATGAACGAAATGTTCTCGATGAAGTCTTTAATTTCTTGCATTGTTGCCTCCAAAAATTTCTTCCCCAATTTCCTCTGCTGTTCTTACTTGTGGTCTTTCTGAAATAAGAATTGTTGATTCTCGTTTTTGAAACTCTCTAATGTCAGTTATACGAAACCGGTAGCGTTTCATTCTGTCCTTGTCACGGTAGATTCTCGCTTTAAGTTTTCCATTAAGCACATATTTTAGAACTGTCTCAGAACCCAAGCGTAATAGCTTCGCTGCCTTGCCGAGAGAAATTTCTTCGATGCTTTCACTAACTTTTTCTTCACGCATTTCCTCAAGCAGTCTTCTCTGCGCTTGAAGTTCCTCATATATCATGGATATTGTAATGAGCGTCATGCTATCCTTCAATAATCTTTTCTACGTGTTCTATTTCCGTATTGAATTCGTTCCTCATCTTATCAACAAGTTCCAATAACTTTTTCTTTTCACGGAAATCCAAAATGTTATCCTTAATAAAATCTGATGCGTTGGAATTGAGTAAGTAAGTTGAGTGAGAAATGATTCCATTCACTTGTATAAGTTGCTCGGCAAACTTTTCACAGCGTACATTTTCAGAAGTAATAAAACCTTCTTTCTTAAAAACGTTTTGAATCTCTTCGTAAATATTAATGTCGAAATTCACGGATTTATCAGAGAGCAAGTAATGGAGATCAATCTTCGTGCTCATCTTCTCTCTTAGCCATGCAACGGTTTTTTCGTGCCTGAATAGAATCTCTTTTATCTCTGTTCTCTTGTCTGAATTTTTCGCACTCATTTGAAATTTTGCCTGTTATAGTTTGAGATTATCGAATTAGTGCTCTCTAATTTCTTGCTGTAATTATCAGAGGTGTTTATGTCCGAAGCTGAAGAGCTAACTTTTAATATATTATTAGATAAATTCAATATCGGGCTTACAGGAAAGGTTTTCTTCGTTGTCATTCTATCACCGTTTGCAGAAATCATTTTCTTGAATTAAGCAACTTGTTTTTGTTCTTTGCGCGCTTCAAAATTCTCAACATAATTTTTTATCTTGTTCATCAAAGAAGGTTGAACGCCCGTGAACGCCTGTGTTATCTGTTGGGGGAAGCATTTGAATACACGAGCCAGTGACGCTTGGTTTGTAAATGAATAAGCGCGGGCTTTAATGTTTTCTCTTTCTTCAAGAGTCGGCTGCTGCTTTCTTAAGTAGTCTTTAACTATTGGCATTTTGTAACTCTGTTTATTATTATTGATAGTTATTTATTTTAAGGAGATTTCCAATGCCCGAACGAATCGAACAAAAAATTGAACTGAGCAAAGCCGGTTTCAATGCATTCGTGCTAAATGAATTGGCAGACGTTAAAGCAACCCAATCGGCTATTTTGGAAGGTCTTGCCGAATTCAATGCGAGTTCAGAAAATATGAGTTTTGATGAAGCATTTGAGAAACTCAATGGTAAAAGATTGATGTATTTTACTAGTCTCATAGAAAAAATCATAAATGATTATGGATCGATCCCGGATTCTGACAAGATTCCGGCTAATTAAAATTTTAGTTGCTCAATTATTGATATGCTTACTTTTTCAGGACGATTATCTAAAGTAAGCCATCCAGAATGAAGGAAAACTTTGAGACCATATTCGTGAGCTATTGAAAGCAAATTATTAAGCTCCTCTACTTTTGCTTTGATGTCTTCGGAAATGGCTTTCTTCTCATCAAACTTTTCGATTTGGTCTTGTTGGGTTGAGTTCGATTCGTTCATTTCTTCGCCGTTGTTTGTTTGCAAATGTTTATAAATGTTTTAATGTCTGGTGGGAACTTAACGAAATGTAATTGTTTTGTCAAGACATTTTTTAATAAATAATTGTGTTGTATCCGTTTATAACTATAAGTAATTGATTTGTAAAGGTTTATGAAACAAAAAAAATATACACGAGATGAGATCCTTTCGGCTATCTATGAGAAATTTGGCAATTTAGAAGATCTAGCGAAAGTGATCGGTGGAACAAAGCAAAACATTTCCGATAAGATTAAAAGACAATCTCCAAAGTTCATAAATAAACTCAGAGAAATTGGAATTAATATAGAAGGTGCGATCACTCAGACTTATAAAGGGAGTAACTCTTCACAAAAAGAAGAGGGTGACATGCACGGTAATTTTGTTGGTGAACCAAAAGAAATTAATTACGGAGTTTCAACTGACTCAATCAATAATTTAATTATGAGTTATGATAAGCAAATTCTATTTTTACAGAAACAGATCGAAGAGAAGGACAAACGTATCAAAGATCTGGAAGAGATAATTTTCAACTTAAAGTAGAGGTATCAAATGAAAAAGTATTTAGTAGTTGTATTGCTTCTCTCATTATTCGGTTGCGCATCGGGAACTTACATCGCGCCTAAACAAGATATTCCAAAGGATCCCTTTTATAAAATTTTAGACAAATCATTTGATGAGACTTGGAAAGAATTGATCCAATATACAGGAAGTACTTTCTATGCCATTGATTCCCATGAAAAAGCTTCTGGCTTAATAACTTTATCTTTTTCCTCATCAAATCCAAGCCTCTATATTGATGGTGGAGAAATGGATGTATCAAGCCTGATTATAAATTTTAAGGGTAGTTATGCAGATTATTTAGCAAAATATTTTAATGCAGCGCTTGAAGGGAAAATGAATATTGTAGTAACTGAGTTACAATCACAAAAAACTAAAATTCAAATAAATGTAAGATATATTTTTGCTACGCATACCTCTCAAATACCAAATAGTACCTGGATATTTGATTCAGGAACCTGTGATACTAAAACTGTACTTGGTAAAACTGTTGGGACTTCAGATGAAAGAACTTTTTGCCCAACATATAAAGTCGAAAAAGATATTCTTGATGCGATTAAATAATAGTCAATTATGAAACCCCGCTATTCATCGCCGGATATATTTACGTTCAAAATTGATCTTATGAAATACAGAATTAACATCTCTCTTGAAGTAACATTTTGTGTCTTCCTGGATACCTTCGCTAATCTTGTTTTCTTAAACTAAGTAAGGTAACCATGCGCGGAGTTTATCTTGTTGAACGCTCTCCCTTCTATTGGATTCGGTACTATGATAAATACGAACAGAACGCAAACCGCAAGCGTAAATCCCTCAACACCAAAATAGAAGTTACCGAAGCTGATAAGCGGCGCAAAGAAAAAGGTCTCAAGTTAATCGGCACAGGCAAGCTACGGGACCAAGTAAACTCATTCCGCAACGGACTCGCGCTAAGAAACATAGAACTACAATCCGGTATCAAGTTTCAATTCGATCTACTCCTATCTGAAGGATATGCCGAGTTCAAAAAAGTTCGCACCGTCCCGAGCTCGAGAAAACAGATCAAACAAAAAACTATCCTCAATTACGATATTGCCGTCAACCACATGATAGCAGCTTGCGGAGATAAGAAGATCTACAAATACTCCGGAGAGAAAGATTATGTTGCTCTGCTTCAGTATTTCGATAAACTAAAGATACCCGGTAAAACGTTCGAATGTTCGAACGGAGAAAAAGAAAAGACATTTAAGAAGATGTCCATAAATTCTAAATCAATCTATACCCGGTCACTTCATTCGTTATGGTCTTATTTTTGTGATAAAAATTATGCAGCTAAGAATATCATTGAGCCTGTTGAGCCGGAAGATAAAGACCCTAATCCTATCCCTCTTGAGGAAATGTTCAACATTATTAGTTATTTCAAAGAGACCACAGATCACCCGGAGTATTATCATCTAGTTTATTTCATGCTGCTAACCGGGTGCCGTCCGAGTTCTGCAATGGTACAGCTAAAAGAGAACATTGATTTCAAGAGAAAGATAATTACAATTCAAAACGTGAAGACCGGGAAGAAAAAAGGAAAACCGTTTTATAAATTTCCGTTATATCAAGAACTCGAAAAACTTCTTACAGATGCTCAGGTTAAACCCGGCGATACCGGACGGCTGTTTCATCATTTCAAGCTGAACGAATTGAACTACACCTATCCGCTATCATTCTGGGAGCGTGGTATAAAGTTGATGAAGATTGCTAAACAAGTAAGTAATTACCATACACTCAAACAGATCCGCTCCACAACTGCCAGCTTTTTAATTAATGTTTTGAAGATGGATGTTTACACAGTTAAAAAATTGTTAGATCATGCTCATGTGAATGTTACAGATAAGCATTATATCGAATTAAACGTTGGCAAAGTGCGTAAAGAAATGGATGATATAGAACTGGAAGATTTGCTTGATAATATTAAATATGATTGATATTTGTGTTAAACAACGTGTTAAACAAAAGAATAACAACTCATCGGACATAAACAAAAAATCCTCATAAGTTGTTGTCTTATAAGGATTTCCGTTTGTGGGGGCTGATGGGTTCGAACCACCGACCCTCTGCTTGTAAGAAAGTCGTCAAACTAAAATCCGCTGAATATTGATGATTTTATCTAATAATTTCATTTATTTTACTCCTTTCTGCTAATAAGTGTTAAACTTGTGTCTAACAGATTCTTCCCAAAGCAATCTTTTTAAGATGCTAAAATCAACCCGAATTCAACCTTCTTTGCTCTGATTGGAATTTTGACTAATTCTTTAAATGCTTCATATTCCATCCGCTCCGGATTTGTAACCGGCAAGTCTCTCATTTTTAACTCTCTTCCAAAGCTGTAGGTTTCCGCAATTTGGTTTTCGATAATGGTATTAAAATCCTTCATCATTCTACAGGGGTCTAAGATTGATTTAATTTGTGCAAAGGTTAGCTCCTCAACCGCGCAAGCCGCATGTTGTTTGGCAAGAAAATTTGCATCCTGCGTATCAACGCCAAAATATTGATACCCATCAATTTCGCTATAGGCAATTGCCTTTTCTTCCGGCGAATGCACTAAACTTAGTGTAGTGTCTTCCGGTGGCGGTACAACTACTTTTTTAACTTTGAAATAACGCATTGCTTATATCTCCTCTGTTATTGGTTATCCATTGTTTAATAAAATCTTTTTGCTGCGGTACAATTTCTACAATCTTATTTATTACATAAGGTAAAGAATTTGTCCGTTTTGAGTGGCTTAAAAACGAGGCAATCCGGCTAATGCTTGCATCCTTCTTCAGCTTTCGTTTTATTCTGAATAAAGAACTCTTTCTTATTACTCGTCTGTTGTACCATGTTTTGAATCCAACAAAATCTATCCCCTCGGAAATCTTTCCTACTTTACTTTTTTTGTTCAATGAAAGACAAAGTTTCTTAACTTCCGCTTCAATCATCTTCCAACATTTGTAAAGCTTGTCCTTCTGATTATGTAGCAAAATAAAATCGTCCATATACCGGAAATAATTTGTAATCTTTAGAACTCTTTTAATGAAATGATCAATCGGATTGAGCATTAAGTTTGCGAGTATCTGACTTGTAACATTACCTAGCGCCAAACCAACATTTTGTTTGGCTTCAAAAAATTTAGCAAATAATTCCAATGTTGGTTCGCATTTTATTATTCTCTTTAAGAGTTTTAAAACTTGTTTATGGCTGATGCTGTAAAAGTATTTTTTAATATCCAGCTTTAGATAATAACCGCCGTTCTTGTACTCAATTAAAGCACGTTTCAGATCATCGCTTGCCTTATGTGTGCCGTAACCTACGCGGCAAGCATAACTACAGGAAAGGAATCTCCTTTCGATTATTGCCCTTGTTGCAATTAGTAGAGCATGTTGAACAATTCGGTCTTCCAGATGCGGAGCTTGTATAATCCGCTCTTTGGGTTCGTAAATTGTAAACTGATAAGGCACTCTCGGCATGTAGCTGCCATTATCTAATCGTGTAAGTAGATCGCTTAAGTTAACTGCAAGATTGTTTTCGTACATCAAAAAACTATCTTTATAAGTTTTGTGTTTTTTTACTTCGTTAAACGCTTGCAATAGCGTTTCGTAAGTACACCATATTTTCTTTAGATCGCCGTATCTTTTCATTTCTTTTAATGTCCCGAATGGTTAGAATTTCTTAACGCCGCAATACTTTAATAACCACCCCGTTAAATTTTCTCGTGCATCTGTTGAGAGGACAACGTTCCCTTTAACATTTAGTCGCCGTCAACTTTCCCGTAAGAATGTTGCTCTGCAATAAAATTTGTTAGAGTCAAGCGCGCGCCGAAACATTGTTGTTGCTGTTTGTACGATTGTTATTCCAATTCACATACCAGACACCCGCATTCGTCGTGTTATTCCAATTGCCAAAGCGAAGCGGACACATAATTAAACGTTGCCCTTTTAATGCTTTTCGTATCAAGCTATAATTCATCTTTTATCCATGCACCAATCAATTTGCCAACTTCATCTATTTTCAGTTGCGAAACTCTATGCTTTTGTGCATCAATGTATTTCAATTCAAATGCAAGGTTCACAAACTGTCTTAGAACTTCGTGTTTCACATTAAGTTCACTAAGCGTTGTCTTTTTGTGAAACCGCTTATTTACGGTTACGGCGGCTTCGAATATTTCATATCCCAGCTCCCTTATTTTGTTTGCCAATAAATATTTTTCGTGTTTCGGAAATTGCGCTACCATAATATGATTGTACAAAATCATATCTCTTATTTTCTTTTCTATTAATAAATGTTCGCTCATTGCTTTCTTTTTATCCTAAAATTTATTTAGGGGGTTCGCTATCGCTCACCCCCCACATCTTATACATAAAGGCAAGCGCGCGCCGAAACATTGCTGTAGCTGCTTGCACGACCGGTAACCCAATACACATACCAGACACCCGCAGTCGTCGAGTCATACCAACT